TTAATATTTTTTATCTTTTATTAACTTAAATAAATATAAACTATTATATTAATGATTAATACAATCATTGAGACACCGTGGCCGAGCGGTTAAGGCGATGGACTGCTAATCCATTTCCCTATGGGATCGCGAGTTCGAATCTCGTCGGTGTCGTTTTTTTTATGGTGATATGCCCGAGAGGTTAAGGGGACAGACTTGAAATCTGTTGTGCACAGCACGCGTAGGTTCGAACCCTACTATCACCGATTTTGGGCTGTTAGCTCAGTTGGGAGAGCGTGAGACTGAAGATCTCAAGGTCCTGCGTTCGATCCGCAGTCAGCCCATTTTTATTTGGGGATGTAGATCAATTGGTTAGATCGCTCGCTTTGCATGCGAGAGGTAGGCGGATCGAAGCCGCCCATCTCCATATTGCCCGACTAGCTCAGTGGTAGAGCGTCGCACTTGTAATGCGAAGGTCGGTGGTTCGAAACCGCCGTCGGGCTTTTGGCCGGATAGCTTAACGGTAAAGCAACCACATAGTCGGTGGTAGATATTGGTTCGATTCCTTTTCCGGCCTTATTCTTTATATTTTTGAATATAAAATATAAAGAATTATCTTCTACGTCTTCTTGTTTTTTTTCCTTTTTTATTTTTTCTTCTTGTTTTTTTTCTTCTTGTTTTTTTTCCCGTAGATTCTCTATTTCTTTTACCCTTAGAAATGACTAATTTTCTATTTTTAAGGATTTCACTAACTTTATTATATTCTTCTTCTGTTAATGATTTAATGAAGTTATCTAATTGTTCATCGGTTAAATATTTAAAATCTTCTCCGCGAAGTGTTCTTGGTATACTTGTATCTACTTTACTAATTAGTGTATTTGTTAAGTCTTTATCATATTTTTTTGATGCCATTTAATATAAAAAAATATTATATTTTTTTATATTAAATGAGAAAAAAAAGTTTGTTCTTTTTTGGCTTAGATTTTTTTGGAATTACTTTTATTGGCTCATTTTTTAGTTATAATACTCTTCATAAATTTAAAACCGGATGTATTATACCGTTAATTTTTGGTGATATTTTTATTAGTTTTCCTTGTTGTGCTTCCAGAGAATATTATGACTAAGCTTTTTTTAATTTAAACACTTATCACTTATTATATTAATGATTAACAAAATATTGATTTTATCATTTATTGTTTCTTCTTTATCTTTTAATTTACCATTTACTAGACGCACTTTTTTATCTTCAACTTTGTATTCTCAAAATGTTATATTTTCTAATAATCCTCTTAAGATACCAGAAATAACATTTAATTTTACTAAAATTAAAGAACTTAATGAAAAAAAATCTCTTGAAATTAAAAAAAATACACCTGATCCATATTCTCATTGGTCTTTTTTTGGTAAAGTCCCTCCCCCTATAAAGAAACTATTATCTTATCAACAACTATTAGAACAAATTCATAATAATACTATTTTCACTATTCAAATTGCCCCTCAACATGACTCTATTATTGCTACTGATTTTCAGGGTTATAGATATGCTTGTCAGGTTCGAGATAAAGATTTTGATAAACTTATTCAAGATTCTCTTGATGAAAATAATTATTTACCTTTTATTGTATTACCCATTGATGAAAATAGACAAAAATTAAGAAATCTTGCACAACTTATATTCTTTCCTTCTCTTACTTTTTATATTCTTGCTGACCTTGATATTATCGATTATGATACTACTTCATATGGTAGTTGGAAAGAACGCGAACTCGCATATAAAGAAGGTAAAAAACCTACTAAATTTTTAAAATCATTACTTGATAAATTTACTCAAAAAAATAATACTAACTCTTCCCTACTTTAACTGGAGAATATCTAAATCCATATATTAAATATAACGTTAATCCATCTCCTAATCCTGATTTTATTACTTCTAATATTCCTGTTTTTTTTATTGAATTCATATCTGTCTTTATTATTGGATAACTTTTTGACATACAAATTATCCTCAATGGAAATCCTAATAAATTCGCCATAAATCCTGCCAAAAATTTCGCATATGGTATATTCAGCATAAATATACTATATAATGTTATATATACTACTACTTCTCTCAACGTCATCCAAAAAATAAATTCCTTCATTTTTGGTAATATATTTAATCGTGTTTGATATTTCTTTATTTCCAAAAAAATATACAACGGAGATGCCGCTAAACCTGCTATTGTACCTTTTATTAATTCGCTATTTATTTTATTTGAATTTGTGTATGCCGCATTTTGCATTACAAATACTAAAGGCATGAATCCTATCCACTTAAATTCATTCATATCAAATTTTACTTTCTCTGTACTCATTATTTTTGTTTGAATTACATCCAAAGGTAATGTTGATAATCCTCCACAAGCTGAACTACACAATTTATATAATGTTGGATTCATTAACATTATATAAATTATTTTTTTATGTTTAAACTATATTATCATTTATTATTTCTATATTTGTCTTTTTGTTTCGTTTTTGATTTTGCTTTTTTTTTAGATTTTTTTCTTGTTTTTTTTCCTCCTCCTTGTGAGTTCCCTAAGGAGTTACTTATGGCTGCGGTTTCCTCAAGCAACCTTTTGGACTCTATATCCGCCTGTATTTGCTGCTGATTTAATGGTTCGATTACATTAGCTGCAGCCTGTTGAGCTACTTCTGCGTTTCTTAAAACTTCAGAAACAGAATCGGGTTCGGAGGATACCGTAGACGTTGGCGAGTCCGGCCGTGACACTTGCAGCGAGTTGCTCGAACTGGACGACGAATCAGTGCCAGGTTGTTCTGTCAACGTAGTTTTACTAGAATATTCGGTTGGCAACTTATTTTTACCAACTATCAGCGAAGACGTGCTTCCAGGTACTGCAGGGGCATATTTATCAGCATCAGAGCGAT